TAATTACCGAACGTGTCTGAGTCTTTAATAAACGTCTCCTTAAAATAACCTAAATGTGATATTTGTCTGATAAGTGATTTCTCAGGAGTTAAATTATCTAAAATCTCTTCCATATAAACATCTACTGCAAAAGTAATTGGAAAAAAATTATCAATTAACTTTTGTGCTGATTTACGATTTAGAATATATGCATGAGCACCAAACCAAGATTGACCATAAACTGTTTTATTTAATAGTTTTACATCATCTTGAAATGGATGTCCTCTTATCTCATGGTGACTTTTACCCAAGCATAAGATTTCCCAATCCTTGATTTTATCTAACTCATTTATTACATCATAAATTTCTTCATCAGTAGAACAATTGATTGCATCATCTTCAAGTATTAGACAACGTTCCTCATCGGTCTCAAGAAATTTTTCCCAACATTTTTTCTGTGTTAGTGCCACTCCATAGACAGCTCGTGTGCCTATAAAAAAACCTGGTGATAAAAAGTAATCATTGATAACACCATCTTGTATTAGTTTCTTAATGTCTAAGTCATCACCATCTATGGCATCAACATATTCATAGTCATAAGACTTCCAATTATCATCAAACGTTTTTCTTCTGTCTTCTCTACCTTTTAAACTTATAACATAAGTTGGCATCCCAAACATATTACTCTCCGTCTTCTACTATACCACTGCCTTTCAACATATCTTTTGGTACTCTACCACAATTACCACAACTATATACATCAACTGGTATTAAAGCTTCTTGACCAGTAGGTGATACAAGAGCTGATAGTTTTTTTAGTATGGTGGATTGTATGAAAAGGTAGTTACCACAATATTCACATTTTATCGTATCTGCCTTTGAGATATCAACTTTTACTTGTTGACCTGGCAATGGTTTCTGTGGTTTTAAACTCATAATATTCCTTTACTTTGTAATTCTTTAAATGGTATATGTACAACTGTAGGTTGTTGTACTACCAACGTAGTTACTTTTTGTGCTAAATCAATTGCAGAATTAATATTGTTAGTATCTAACCAACCTCTAACTAATCCCGCGATAAAAGTATCACCAGCACCACTAACATCTTTAACGGGTACTTGTTCAACCTCGTATATTTTATCCTTATACTTACATCCCTTAGAACCTAAAGTAACAATCAACTTATCTTTAAATCCATTAGAGTCCAAGTAATCATGATTCTTTCTATACTCTAATTCATTTATTTTTATGAAGTCTGCATCTTTAGCAAAATCTCCAAGTTTCTTTTTTGTATCAAGAAAAACATTTGTATTGTTTTCACAAATATATCTTATCATGTCTTCCTCTAAAAACCCCTTACAATAATCTGATATAATAATTGCATCAAAATTTACTGCACCCTTTTGTCCATCAGGATTTCTCCACTTATTATTCAGTAATCTACTTAATGGTTCTCTATTTACTGGTTTACATATATCATGTTCATCCCATCTTAATACCATTTGACCTGAACGATAATCCACGAACCTTGTTTTTACGATTGGTTCCTCATTTGAAAGTACCATAGTAAACATATTAAAACTATGTTTTGTATTTTCAGCTACATTTCCAGCCATACCTGGATTAGTTATTATAAATGGTTTTACATCTGTTTTGAATATAGGTACGGGTGCCTCTGGACTTATCCTTTCGATATACCCATGCATAAATCTATCTTCACACGTTTCACCAATGACCAAAACACTATAATCTTGATTATTCTTACTCATAAAACTCCCAAAACCTCTGTTAACATTGCCATAGCATTTATTTCTTTATCAACAACTTGACTATCGGAAACTTGATATTGTCCTAATATCAAAATAATTTCACCGATATGGCCTTTACCATAAGTATCGACTTCATCATATAGTAATCTAAATAAGTCTGCAAAATCAGTAACCTTATTATCAGCAAGTATCTTTCTTATCTCAACAAAGGCATCCTTTTTTGGTTTAGATAAAGCCTCCAATACTTTCAACTTGTAATCATTTTGTATGACAGCCTGTTCGTCTATTTTTAGTTGACCATCTACCACTTGTCTTTGTGTAGCATTAATTACCCTACGAATATCAGGATAACCACCATTAACTATTGTGGCAATATCATTTATATCAGATTCCACTTGTTCTTTCTGTAGTATATTTGATAAATGAACTGCAACTTGTTTTCTATCAGGTGGAATAATCTGAAATGATTGACAACGACTTTGGATTGGGTCAATTATTCTCTCAACATAATTACAAGTCAATATGAATCTACAATGTTTTGAGAATGTTTCCATAAGGTTACGAAGAGCAGCCTGAGCATTTGGTGTAATGTAATCACACTCATCAAGTATAATCACTTTCATATCTTGAAATCCAAGTGTTGATGCAAAGTTCTTAACCTTTGTTCTAACAGTCTCCACGTTATTTTCATCAGAAGCATTTATATAAATGTAATCACATTCGATGTTCTTTACGAGTAATTTAGCGAGAGTGGTCTTACCAGTACCAGCCTTTCCATATAATAAAAGATGTGGTAAATCTCCACTCTCAAGGTAAACTGAGACTTTACTTTTTAGATGTTCGTTTCCGATGTAAGTCTCAAGTGTCTGTGGCCGATACTTTTCAACCCATAAACTATGTTCAATCATATTATAACCTTTTCCTATATTCTTCTGGTACTCCAACTACCGATGATGGTAGATACGTCCATTGCATTCCATGTACCTTGTTTTTAAATCCTCTTATGGTATTCACGTTTGATATAACAAAATGTGGTTCATCTACTTCTATTTTTACTATGTCAAATTTGTCAACAGTTTTGTCATCAATCCACCAACCATCAAACCCGCCAGAACGTAAAGGGTGTGGATAAATACCATTTGTATAACGTGTATATTTTTTGAAATAATCTTCATCATTTATGTGAGAACCTTTTGCAATACATAACCCACTTTTTTTAGTAAAGTGATAGAAGTGTAATAGAGTTTCTGGTAAAGCACCAATCCAATGATTAGGTTGATGCCACCATACGTTTCCTTTTAACTTCTCCTCACCATAAATATCAACTTTTTCTTCCACATTCAATAATCTTTTTGCGATATCAATTATTTTTTCATCATGTGGTTTGTAGTCACCAATAAGTACGTAGTATCCGTCTTCTTTTATTTTTTCCAAATCCATATTGGCTCTCCAAAAGCAACATCCTCTGTTTCTTTTGTTTTTTCTTTTAAATGTTCTTCAAAATATTCACTCTTAGCATTACCAGCACCACCACTATTAAATCGTTTAGTCATTTCCATTCCAATACAACCATAGTATTCCAATCCTTGTGATTTAATATAATCATTCATTGGATTACATATGTCAAAATAATCTTTGGCCTTGGGTGAATAAACATCTGCAATATTAATAGCCAAAATCCCATCCTTTTTCAGAGTAGGAATCATCTTACCTATAGCCTTATGTAAAAAATCCTCATTCCAACTATCAATGTTTTTATATCTAACATAGCTCTGAGTATCTTCATCTGAATATTTCTCGACATTAAAATATGGTGGTGAAGTAAATATCGTATCAAAATAATTTTCGTACTTAGAGTAATCCACGTCCTCTGCAGGTTCACAAATTAAATCTACCTTTTTTTCTTCTTCAAAGAATGTTTGATGTTTTTTGTAAAACTCAACTTGTTTCTTATAGTTTGGATGATTAAGGGTGTTTGGGTCAATACCAACGTATGATTTTGTAGTCTCTCCACAATAAAACCCAGCCAACCTATCACCCCAACCAGCACTAAAGTCAAGTACATTAACACTTTTAAAGTAATCATAAAATCCTTTCGCTATACTTGGTTTGAATTGTGATGCCACATACTTTCGTAATGTGGTGGCCATTCTAATACTTTGTAAATCTACTTTGGTCAATACCTTTTCAAGACTCCAAAATGCTCTAACTATAGTTTTAATACCATCAATTGTTTGCCAAGTTTTCCATCCACTTGGTGTTCTCGTCCAATCAACTTTCCATCTTGTCTCTATGTGAAATGGGTTAGAGGCATTATTACCTGAATTATCTCTTTTGAAATATTTGTCTGTCAATGGATATTTTGATTTTCTTTCATTTCTCGGAAACCAACTATCTTCCACAAGTAAATCATTCCAATGAACACCTTTTAATTTCTTTAAACTACTGAGTGATTCTTTCTCTGTAATCTCTGGTATCGGACATGGATATGTGTGTAAACATTTAGCAAGTTCGTCTACCACTTCGTCTTTTTCATAGGTCGTAATAATATGTTGCCATTCTTTTTCATCTATAAAAAGATATGGTTCCATATCGTAGAATTTTTTAAATAGTTCTTTTACTTCTTTTGCCATACCCAAATAGGTTCACAAAATACTTTATCCTTAGTCTCTTTTGCTTTTTGTAAAGCCTCTTCAGTATACCCATCAGACTTTGCAGTTCCTGCACCACCACTATTAGGTCGTTTAGCTAACTCCATACCAATACATCCTCTGTACTCTGAATCTTTAAAGGTATCCATAAAATCATTCATCGGATTACATATTTCTAACCAACCTCTTTCAGTTGACCACTTTGAATTAGTGTAAACGTCACTAATATTAATCATTACGTATCCACCACGTTTGACGGATGGCCATAGATTTTCTAAAGTAGTTTGTAGGAACATCTTATTCCATGCATCAATGTCTTTATATCTAACCCAACTTTGTGTATCATCGTAACTATATCTTTCAACACTAAAATACGGTGGGGATGTAAAGACTGTATCATACATATTTTCTTTGTATTCAAAATCCTCTGCGGGTGATTGTATCAATAGACTCTTCTTGTTAACTTCAAACATAGTTCGGTGTTTATCATACCACCATTTCTGTTTTTCATAAATTGGATGATTTTCTTTTCGTGGGTCTATCCCAAGATAAAACTCACCTGTCTCACTTGCATAGAATCCAGCCAACCTATCACCCCAACCCGCTGAGAAGTCTAAGATACTTTTACTACCCAACTTATCATACAGAACTTTAGCAACATTTGGTTTGAATTGAGCACAGATATATTTTCGTAGACCAATCATTGTCCTCAAAACATTTCTGTTTATCTTTGGCATCTTTAAACTATATGCAGAACCCATTAGACTCGTCATAAACTTTTCAGACTCCCAAGTTCGTTTTGGGCCAGGTGATACTGAACCATCAACACTCCATCTATTAGCCTGTTGAAAATAGTTACTTGCAGAATTACCTGAATTTATTCTTCTGAAATATTGTTGTTTACCCTCAAATTCTAATGGATAAGAATATTCTGTACCCTCTCTTGCAAACCATTCACCCTCAACGAGAATATCTGATTGATGCATTCCTTTTAGTTTCTTGTATTCTTTTAGAGCATCCTTCTCGGATATTTCAGCATATGGTATTTCGTATGTCATTGCAACTTTTGCAAGACTTTCTTTAACATCCTCTTTATCGAATGTCTCTTTTATATACTCCCACTCTTTTTCATCTATCTCAAGATAAGGTTCAAGACCAAGAAACTTGTCAAAGTAACTAAGATACATTAATCCACATCTGTTTTAGAAACGAAGTAGTATGTAGCATCATAATTATCAACCTTAAAGTTGATTCTTGCAAGACCACCACTACTAACCTCTAAGGTAGAACTTGTACATTCCTTGTTAGCACTTAGAACCTCTTTGAAAAGATTAGCATCAAATGATATGTTGTCGATTGTATCTGTAATCTCATCCACACTAACTGGTAAAACAACTTTGTTAGTATTGATATTTTGATGATTAATTACGATATCAACTGAGTCATCTTTTGTAATAACAGTAAACGAATCAACTTCAGGTAATGCAGATTTACCAGCAATAAATTTACTGATAAACTGAGGCGTGATATCAACCTTTACTTCAAAATCAGGTATAGACTTTAAAGCAGGTGGTGTGTTGATTACAGATAAATCTGATAACATAAAGTTAACTGATGCACCACCATCATTGAAACTAATAGATATAGACTTGTCACCTGAAGTAACAACGTTAGGTTTTATATCGTCACCCAACACACCTAAAAGTTTAGTTAATGTTTCTGTATTGTAGACACCAAGTTCTGATTTTCCGAAGTAGTCAAACTCTGATAACTTTAGATGTCCAAGTAAAGATTTATCGCCTGTGATGAATCTTGTTGAAAGAGTTGTCCCATCAGAGCTTAAGACAACTGAGTTTACGTTACCGCTAAGATGATACTTGTCGATAAAACGCGTAAGTAGATATTTGTTCATAACCTATTATTCCTTGTTTGTATTAATATATATGTTTCTATTTTTCTAAATTCAAAAAAATCTTTCAATAGTTTTAGCCTTATCGGTTGGCTCATCCCAACTTAAACAATCATAGAATAGTTCAAGTTTTTTCTTTAGTAATTGTGTGAACATCTTATCATAATCTATGTTCTCACTAATAAATCTAATTATCTCATCAGGATCCTCGTGACCTTTAAATGCACATACCCTTAAATTCAATGGATTATCTTTTAGATATACCCACATAATCTTATCACCAGAACTTATACCTTGATAGATTTTATCTTTACCATAATAAACAAGTAAGTCATTGTAGTGACAAGCCGCTTTAACGTGTATTGGTGCACCCTTTTCAAAGGTAGATACGATTGAATTACTATCTTTATCATTTACCTTATACTTTGCTAAATTCTTTACACCAATCGGACACGCAACCATGTCGAGTCTTTTTCTTCTAATGTTCTTTTTAAATCGTAATATTCGTGAATCAACTTTTTCTTTTGGTACGTCCATTAAAATATCATTCAAGACCTCTGATAGTAATATACCCATAGTTTTTGGAAAAGAACTTCTAACGATATCCAAACCCTTGACGTGAAGTTTATTTACCTTTACTCCATTGTCATTAATAATCTTCATACCATATCGTTTCTTTGTAATAAACAAACCACTTTTAGCAATCAACTCTTGTTTAATTTCAAACCTATGTGGTGTCTTAAGTTGACAAAACTTAGTTGCAAAATAGTCATATGAGTTATTTAAAAAGTTCTGTAACTCAGATGCAATTTCTGATATACGTTGTACCATCATAACTTCAGATAACTTTTTGTTATATCTCTTTTGAATCAAGGGAACAGCAGAATAGAATACAGAATCAGTATCGATATAAATACAATAGTCCTCATTAGTTTCGAGTTCTTTATTATAAAAATGATTTGCAATTGTTTTTGAATACTTAATTAGTTCTTGACCAGTTACAGTTGTAGCCTCAGCATTATCCAAATCATAAAACCTAAATACAGGTAAACCCAAAACACCATATAAAGAGTTTAGTACAATCTTTTGAATGTGTTGTCGTCTATTAAAGAAGTCATACTTCTCTTGATTATCTTCATCTGCATATTTTTTAGCAAGTTGTCTGTATTCTTTTCTTGTATCGAACCATCTAGCAAGTAGAGTAGGAATCAAACCTTTCTTATCATTCTTATACATCACACCATTAGATGCAATTGTACAATTTGTTTTATCAAAAAATTCAGAAAGTTCTCTTTCGTTCATCTCACCAACATCTTTACCACCCATTGTAACACTATAAGTTTTCTTAGTACCTTTTATATATTCTTTAGCACTCCAACCATTTATCTTACCAATCTTCATCTCTGGTGATATATTAAGAGACATAATTATAGACGGATACATAGAAGTAATATCCAAATCAAAAACCCATTCATGTCTACCTTTTTGTGGGTCTTGTACAAAAGCACCAATGAATTTATCATCATCAAGTTTCTTTGGTCTTGGTGGTTTATTTGGTGCAACAATATTATTCTGTTTTAGATACACCAAAATAGCACCCTCAAGATATCGTGATGACATATAAATATCTTCATATGGTACATGACCAACATGACATACACCACGAGCCATATTAATAAAGTCACACTTGTCATCAATCTTTTTGATTAGTCTAACGTCTTGTATGTTATACTCAACAAACTTTTGTATGTCATTTTCAAACAACTCATTCAAGGTTCCACTATACTCAACCTTTTTCTGACCAACCTCGTGTTCACCCACAGCATCAAGTCTGTAAGATGATAGTTCTGTATAAGTAAAAAGTTTATACAACGAAAGATAATCTAAACAACTAACACCAGCAATACTATACTTGTTTCTGAACTTATTGTAGTTTACTTGTCCGATAGGTGATAATGAATTAGCAACATCTGGCCCAAGAACCTGAACAGACCTATTATAAAGATATGGAATATCAAAAAAGTCTATGTTCCAACCAGTTACAATTGTTGGTTGTATCTCCATCCATCTTGTAAAAAAAGCATTTAACAAATCATACTCACTATCATATGAAATAATAGTAACGTCATCCTCTTGACTATCAACAAGTTTCTTTTTAGGGTCAAGGGTCAAACACAAATAGTGTTCTGTCATTGAATCATACAAAGCTATTGAAGTAATGGTGTTTTCTGCTTTTTGTGGTGTAGGAAATCCATCGGTAACTTCTACCTCGATGTCAAATATTAGAACTCGATGTCCTTCTGATAAATCCTCTGAATCAGTATACATATCAACCAAAGTTCTAACTTCAGGATGTACATCGGATTCGAAAAGATTAGGCATATCTTTGTCATAGTTATAGATTTTCTTTAGTCTGTCACCATATAAAGAAAAGTGAGTTCCATTTGAATCTTTGACATAAGCATATGGTTTGTATGGAAAAGTTACATAACCTTTCTTGTCATCCCACAAATGAATTGTTCGTCTGTAAGAATCTAAATAAATGTTTTGATACATTAAAACCTTAAATTAATTGGATATGGTGAAATATTCTGTAATAAATAGTCAGCAGGAAAGTCGTTATTGTCATTTATTTTATCTTTATATAGATTTATCCATGAAATCAAATTGTAATACCCATCCTCTTTATGATTAATAAAAAACTTATCTATTCTGTCGCCTCTGCCACCCCAATGAACCATGAATGGTTTTTCTTGATTCTCGATAATGTAATGACCACCACCATGTTCATTGTAAAAAGTTATTTTGTCAGCTCTTTCTAATCCCCATTTGTCATATAACGTAGTTGTGTCTCCTATTCCATCAACTGGCCATTTAGTTTCCTCAGAAAATAAATCTCTGAAAATTTCTTTTCTACACAAGAAAAAATTAGTGCTTCTATCACCACTATGTAATAAAACATCATTACCACTTTCCATCCATTCAGTTAAAATCTTGTTAGATTCTTGTGTAAATATAACATCATCATCACATACCATCAACCATTCTTTCCCATCATCTTCAAAAGCATCTGCAAAAGTATGAACATGACTAACATCTGGACGGACACCATATCCCTTACTATTCCTATAAAATAAACCTTTTTTGTATTTAACGTATTGTTTGAATGGACTTAGATTAAAATCACTTCTATCAAGTGTAATTGTAAAGTCATCGTGATTTGGCAAAGTGTAATGTTTAGCATTATCGAACCAAAGTGTCATTGCACCTCTATCATAAAATTTACCAACGTATTCTGTAAATAAATCATCACCATTGTCTACAATGGTAACTATATCTTTTAGGGATTCATAACTCTTATTAAGTAGGAAGTTTCTAATAAGAGTATCGATTGTAATCTCAGTTAAAACTGTAGGGCCTACATGAAACGTAAGCACTTGTACGTTATTAATCAAATGTAGGCCCTATCAATTTAAAAGTTAACAGTTAGTCCAAGATTTGCATAACGTGGTGTTCCTAAGAATACCTCAGCGTTATGTGCTAAGTGAAGTTTATCACCATAGCCATTGTACTTACTATTATCAACTGCATCTTGAATGTATACATTATCAAGAGCATTAAATATATGAGCATTCAAACTCATATCTAAACCACCAAGTTTTGGTAGTTTATAAGATAGATGTAAATCTAACTTACCATAAGATGGTGTTTTCCAAACTTGTGCTCTATCAGCACCATCCTCATCAACCTCACGAGCATCAGGACTCCAATCAGAATAATGATTGTCATAATATCTGTAAAGTCCTTGTACACTTAATCCCTTAATTGGTTTAATTGTTAAACCACCAACATAAGCAGTTTGTGGCATATCACCAACCTTTAAGTTATTAAGAGCATATTCATACTCTGTAGAAGTCTGACCAATGACTTGGTTATCATCATTATATTCTAACTCCGTATAATCACCTTTAGCATCTCCATCAAAATACCAATTACCAAAACTTATTGCTAAGTCTAAGTCAACCATGTCATGTAGTGCAACTTTGGATTCAATCTCTACACCAGAGTGTTGTTGATTTACACCTGTAAGATAGATGATATCAGTATCACCTGATGAACCTTGGCCTGTTGAAACAGACTTAGTAAGGTTTCTATCTTGCCATTGTGTATTGTAGTAACTACCTTTGATAGCAACTAAGTCACTTCCA